GAGGTTTTTTCATGAAAGTTACGAAAGATAATTTCTTGAAGTCTGGAGTCAATTCGACTCGCAGATTTTGGGTTGAAGAATCACAGATTGAACGTTATCCTGATAGGGATCTTTGTATTGTTCAACTGGATTGTCTTCCACCTGTTCGTGATATTACTCCGTATTTACCTCATGAGGTTTTTTCAGCTCCTGCACCTGGTGCTCTTCTTTCCCATATGGGAGGGAAGATGTTAGCTGTAGATAAGATGGAAATTGATACCACTATTCATAAAACATTACTTCCTAATTTAAATAAAGTTTGGAAAAATCATGTTGAAGAACCAACCACTGTTGGTGATTGTGGTAAGATTTATGTCCACTTGGGACCTCAAGGACCACAAATTGTCGGTGTTCATGTTGCTGGAAAACCTGGTGATACACTAGCATTAGCTACACCAATTTCCAAAGATTTGGTATTTACAAACCACGGTCCTATTCAGGGTTCGCCTGAAATCTCTGCTCCTTCTGCTGAGCGAACTTTATTTGAACTTCATCCTAAAGCACCTGTTACTTTTATTAGTGAAGGTACAGCTGAAGTTTACGGTTCATTTCAAGATTCGCGTTCTAATATGAAATCTCGAGTAGATGTTTCACCTATTGCTGAGCATTTAGATCAGACTGAGTACCCTGTGACTCATACTAAACCTGATCTTAAAACTTGGCGTCCTAAAAATATTGCTTTGACCAAAATGGTGAAGAAACCTGAAAATTTCAGGAAAGATATCATCGATATTGTGAAGCAATCTTATTTACAGGATATTTTAGCAAAAGTTCCACAAGAGGAGATTGATGAATTACATCCTTATGATGATTTCACAGCTCTTAATGGTGCTGCTGGTGTTGCTTATGTTGATTCTATCAATAGAGCTACCAGTGCTGGAAATCCCTGGAAAAAGAGCAAGAAACATTTCTTATCACCTGGAATTCCATGTGATCAAGCTCCTAATCCAGTAGAATATTCAGAAGAAATTAAAGAACGTATTCGTGATCTTGAAGATACTTTGAAACAAGGATATCGTTCTCATCCAGTTTTTTGTGCTCATTTAAAAGATGAGCCTGTTACACACGCTAAAGCCGAAATTGGCAAGACTCGTGTTTTTACTGGAGCACCTTGTGATTTTTCTCACGTTGTTCGCAAATATTATTTGCCACTTGTGAGGTTATTGCAAAATAATAAATTTGCATTTGAAGCCGCTCCTGGCACAGTAGCCCAAAGTGTTGAATGGGGCGATATTTATCGCTATTTGACACAATTCGGTGAAGATAGGATTGTGGCTGGAGATTTTGCAGGTTATGATACCAAGATGTTCTCTTCTCTTATGTTAGCAGCATTTGATATTTTAATTTCTCTAGCAAAACGAGGTCAGTATGATCAAGAAGACGTTAGAGTTATGGAAGGTATTGCTGCTGATACTAGTTTCCCTTTGATTGATTTCTTTGGTGATCTCCTTCAATTGGATGGAACAAATCCTTCTGGACATCCTCTCACTGTGATTATTAATAGTCTGGTGAATAGTTTGTACATGAGGTATATGTATTTAGTTTTAAATCCAGAAAAGGAAGTTCGAAGTTTTCAGGAAAATGTTAAGCTTATGACATATGGTGATGATAATATCATGGGTATCCGTCCGGGTATCGATTGGTATAATCACACAACCATTTCTGAAGCATTTAGTCAGCATGGTATAGAGTATACTATGGCTGATAAACATGCTGCCAGTGTTCCTTTTAGTCATATTCGTGATTCGAATTTTCTTAAGAGGAATTGGCGCATGGAATCTGATGTAGGGGATTATTTATGTCCCCTTGAATTAGGTTCTATTGCCAAATCTCTTACAGTTTGGAATTATTCCAAAACTGTTAGCGAACCTGAACAGGGAGTGGATATTATATCCTCCGCTGTGCGTGAATATTTTTTCCATGGTCGTGATATTTTCGAGAGGAAATCGACTATGTTGAAAGAAGTAGTCCAAAGATTGAAATGGGATCTCTACGTGAAGCCCTCCACATTTCCTTCTTGGGATGAACTCTGTAAGCAATGGCAAGAGAGTTCACGTAAAATAAAAGGCCAGTGATGGTCTTATTGTAATCCAAAATCTAAATAAATATATAGTTACCTAATTATTAATAATTTTAAATCTAATGACTTATTTTAGTAATTAATGGATATGTTTATTAACGTCACCAGAGCAATCCTCAAAGTCCCTATTTAGGGAAAGGTTAAGGTTACACCTATATTTAGTCCTTAGTATTGAAATGATTATGGGTTAATTCATTTCTCTTATTTACCACCCGCTAGTACTGATAATATGCAAGGAGATGTGGCAACTCCTCAACAACCACATGACGTTATTACGACTCAAGCTGAAACTGTTCAACAACAAGTTATGAATTTCAATGATTCATCACCCCAGGAGGAACTGACTTTTGATTATATTCAAGATCCTACCTTTGATGATGGTAATGCGAATGATCATTCTCTTGCTGAATATTTTTCACGCCCGGTTCGTTTAGCTAATATCACCTGGGCTGAAGGAGCATCTCTTTCGACTGCCATTTCACCCTGGTATTTATATTTTAACAATACTTATGTTAGGAAGAAGATTGATAATTATGGACTTTTGAGATGTAATCTCAAAGTTAAACTTATGATCAATTCTTCTCCTTTTTATTATTCTCTTGGAATGATGAGTTATCATCCTCTTCCTATTCTTGCTGGTCATAATTTACCAGCAGGGGCAGGAGTGGTTACCAAATTGGTTTCTCATTCTCAACGTCCCAAGATTTTCTTCTCACCACAAGATTCTCAAGGTGGAACTATGACTCTTCCATTCTTCCATTTCAAGAATTGGCTTCGTGTTAATGTAGCCGATGATTTTACTGAAATGGGAACGTTGAATATTGATTCTTTCACTGAATTAAGGAATTCTAATGGTGTTGTTGGTGGAAATGTCTCCATCCAAATTTATGCTTGGGCTGAAGATGTTAAACTATCAGCTCCTACTGCGGGATTGGCTTTACAGTCACAGCTTCAGACATTCTCTGAATTTGCTGATGAAGAAGCTGATCTTTGTTTCCTATGCGAATGTTCGTATGAACAATGTGAATGTGAAATTGATACTATTCTTGATTCGTCCATGCGTTTAGCATGTGATCGTCAAACTTATGGCTGCTTTAGAGCAGCATCATCTTTATTTAAATCAGTTTCTCGTATATTTATGAAGAAGAGAACCTATCAACCTGTTGCTGAATTTGCTCTTCAATCCGGTATTTCCAACTTTATCTCACGACAAGGTGACAATGTTATGAACATTATCAAAGAAACTACTGGAGTAAAAGATGAATATGGTAAGGGTCCAGTTTCTCGAATGGCATCCAATGTTGCCTCATTTGCTGGTCAATTAGAAAATGTTCCTGCGATTAAACTTTTTGCTACTGCAACATCTTTTGTTGCTGAAGCTACTGGTCGTATTGCATCATTCTTTGGATGGAGTAATCCACCAATTATTGATGATGTACACGCTTATCGTAGTACTATTTTTCCAAATTTTGCCAGTCCGGAAATTTCAAATCCAACTGAAAAGTTGACCTTGGATCCCAAGAATGAATTAACTATTGATTCTCGTACTGTGGGATTGGATGGAACAGATGAATTGACTCTTGAATCCATCACACAACGCGAAAGTTATCTTGGTTCATTTGGTATGACCCAATCAAATGCCTCAGAGACTTTAATTTGGTCTGCTGGAGTTCGCCCTACTCAATCTTGGTATGATAGTGCCATTGCTGGTTGGGCTGCTACCCCTATGGCACACATCTCTCAAATGTTTCAATACTGGAGAGGTGATTTGATTTTC